GTCAAGGTTACGAGCGACGGAGATTTTGCGAACTGCCTTAACGACGTCCGCATATGAAGCTAGCGACTCGAGGGGCTTGGGATAATAACGCCCGAGGAAGAACGTGCCGTCCTCCGGGCGCGAAAACGCCACTTTGAGCTTCATCCCAATTGCCCCGGTGAAGAAAACAGCAGAGGCGTTCCAGTCATCATCTGTGATGCCTGGGAGATGCGGCCCAACGCCATCGTCGCCGAACTTTGGCCCGATGACGGCGTAGGGAACGCTGTAGATGTCGACTTCCAGGTCCTTGATCATGAAATCCCCCCAAAACAGGTGGGTGAGATCGCTGCACTTCTCAGCATAGTGCTTGAGGGCAGTACGGATCGTAGTCCTCTTGACAGCCGCCAAATCCAGCTCCGTTTTGTGACGCAACCGATAAGTGGTCTTCGTGATTGCAAGGCACGTTGACACATACTCAACGAAAGCGGAAACAACGGTATTAAGCTCCGTTGTCACACCGGATCCGCTGTTGTTCTTAAAGCCAGTCTTAATTGGCTTGCCGTTGAGCATGGTGGTGAGGTCCACATTCGCCTCGAGGATCGTCTTGACCTCATCGTAATCGGCGGAGTGGACAAACGCCAGGACGAATTCAACAAACCAGGAGTAAATGTACTCACTAATTGTCTCGTCCATCTTGGAGTAGTCCGTGTCGTGCAGGCCGCTCACCTGGCCACCTTTATCAGCATCAGCAGCATGCATCGCGATCTCAGTGAGTTTGCGAATGGACATGGCGATGTCGTTGGGAGAGTTGCCAGGTTGGTAGAACTCGCAGTGCTTGAGTACTTCCTTAACAAGGAGGCCGACTCGTCCTGTCTGAATGGCCATTTCCTCAGTGTACTGCGTAATCCCACGGGGCGCGGAGCTCGCTTTCGGCCCAACCTCGTGCTTAAGGTTTGTCTTGGGGACCGTCTCGCGAGCGACGAGTTCGGCGTTGCGTTGTAGACGCGCGGCTTGTAACGCTTGGGTGCGCCTTTGGTAAATGATTTCAGGGCCCACAAGCGTAACCGATCCCAAGGCGATGCCGGTTTCGCCTGAGACCTGATCGATGAAGCGCGGAAGAAGCAGCGATACGATATCCTTAATGTTGGCCACAGGATCGATCTTGTTGCTAAACTCCTTCAAACGCTTCTTCTCATACGCATCATGCGCAGCGTCGGACTTCGTATCCGCCACGCCCGGTCCGCCACCAGCGACATTCGGCGCTGCCTCAGTGGCGGTTCCATCCTCGACCACACCGTCGTCAAGTGACCCTGCTTGACTAGTGTACATAATATTCGGCCGAGGGCGATATTCGATGGGAATCCCGAAGAAAGCCACAAGTAGTGGCTCAAGTCCTCCGGGGCGCCAGATGGTGTGCATCTGCATGGTGCGCTTGACTTCCGAGACACCATACCCCTTAGGGCGGTTCTTCCCCATGAGGTTGAACACCTTATACTGGTTCTCGGACAATTCCATTGAAGTGTTCGCACCCTGATCGTAAGCATACTTTATGCTAAACGTCGGGCACGAAGTGTCACCGAACATGCCAAGCAGAAATGTCTCCTGCTTGACAAATGAGCTCCCCTTGACGACGACGACGTTACTCGCCTTACGGAGAGGAACGCCTTCGAAAGGAGCGCCTTGAGCCACGTTACACATCATATCGCACACCGACTTCGAAAGTGTCGTGGTTGTGTTGCGTGCCAGCCAGACCCATTTGTGGTGCGAACCTGGCTGGTATTGGATGCAGACGTTATACGTCGTAAACGTGGTCTTACCGAGGTGTTCGATGTAGATAAAATCGTTCGCCGCGTAGTCCCATGGGCGCTGATTAGTGTAGGTTGCGCCGTTAACTGCTGCGACGCGCTCGGTGACAATCACGTCACCATTCGCCGCAACCGTGTAGAACCACGTGGAATCGGTACCAACACCCGCGAGCTTGTCATACTCGGGAGTGATGATAACCATGTTCTCACCGGCATACTTGGCAAAAGTGTCGATGTATATATCCTGGTCAACGAATGTATACACCATGCCGGGTACAAAGGAACCATCCGGATTTGAGTGCTGCAGGTCTTTAATGCCATGGAGTTCACGGCGGCCAGCAGCCTTCTTATCGCGCGCAGCACCGCTGATGCTCTCATCGAACATCTGAAAACCGGCACTTTGTAAGGCGTCGCGCGTTGCTGTAACCCCAACCTTGCGGGAGGAGCCAGCGACCGGATGATTGCTCTCATTACTCGAAATGACGCTCTGCTCAGCCCGAGGTGGGTCGAAGCTCTGCGCCAACTGCCGGAAGATTGAATGGTCATGATGTTTCTGATGTTTTGGGACCTTCTTACGGGCAGTCGAGTCGAAAGCGTGCGTCTTAGTCTCGGAACGAATCAAACTTGAGACCAGACGCTGCACACGGTCCTCGCCAGAAATCTGCGTGGAGCGATCCGACAACCACCACCTGGTCTTGCCATGCCAGGTGGCGCTCTGCGGCGTAGAGCTC